TTATTTATGGGAGATTTTCGGGTATAGGTAGAGCGTGAAATTATCTGCAGTGCCTCCATCACGTATCGAGCACTCTCTTTCATACTTTACACAGCGCAGGACCTCCTTCAGCATGGAGTTCTTTTCAAGGGCGCTCATATTCTCGTACTGCAGGAGAAGTTGCTCTGTCATCGGGATGATGCTGGTGGCACTTTCGATGCGTTTGTTCTCTTCTATGATCTCCTGCTGCAGTGTCTTCTGCTTCTCTTCAATTTCTGTTATTCTGGAGGATATCTTCTGAGAACGCTGCAGGAAGGTATCCACATCATAGATACCTTTTTCCAGAAAGTCGTGAATGTTATCATTCTGCTTGTTCAGATCCACTGTCTCTTCCTGCAGATCAGTCAGCTGGTTCTGTAAGATCTGAAGCACGCTGTCGTCGATCTGGGTGTGGCCATTGCTGATTCTCAGTTTTTCTTCCTTGATATATTCTGCCAGAACCTCGATAAGCATCTGTTCAACGTCATCAAAAGGTGCACTGACATTCCTGCATTTATTGTTAGGGCAGATCAGACCGGTCCGGATGTTTTGCCTTTGATACGGACGTCTTTGCATCTTGGCACCGCACTTCGCACAGATCACAAGCCCTGCCAGTGGATTTTTCATTTCCCTAGCGGAGGTTGGAAGCGGCTTATGAGTAGAGAATTTCTTCTGAACCTGATCGAAGAGCTGCTGATCAACGATAGGCGGATGGATACCGTCAGCAAGCAGGTAGTCATCACTGCGGGGACGGCTTACGGATACAGATCCGTTCTTTACTCTTTTGCGCTGCCCTCTCCACCCCCAGCGGATCTTACCGATATAGACCGGGTTCTGCAGGATATCTCTGACCGTAGGGTATACCCATTGTTTGCCGGTCTTGGATGGGATGGCCATTTCATTCAGCTGATCAGCAATGGTGGAGATGCCATGTGCTCCATATGCATACCAGCGAAACATCATCCTTACGACCTGTGCTTCCTTCTCCAGAGGCTTTAATGTGAAGCCCTTGTCGTTCTCTATCTTGATACGTTCATAGCCGTATGGAGGGCGATTGCCCACATATTTGCCTTCCTTAACGGATGCCTGTCTGCCGTTGTTCAGTCTGCGTTTGATCGTCTTATATTCACGACGGGACATGAAAAGTCCAAACTCAAAATACTCTTCATCGAACTCGTTGTTTGGATCGTATGTCTTAATAGGTGTGATGATTTTCGTATCAGACAGCTTGAAGGCCTGGGCTACGATGCCCTGGTCGATCGTGTCACCTCTGGCCAAGCGTTCTACTTCCATGACCAGTACACCATCCCATACACCCTGTTCCACTTCAGACAGAAGCTGCTGCATCATCGGTCTGGAGGCAATGGTTTCTCCAGATACGACTTCACGATAGATATCGGCAATCGGCAGGTGCTGGCGTCTGGCAAGCTCCAGGAGCGCTTTCTCATGGCGGGCAAGTGTTTCTCCTTCACCACGCAGCTCCGCTTCTCTGTCGGCACGGGACTTCCTCAGATAAATTAAATATTGCATGTTGATACCTCCATTTACATTTTATGTTCCGATGTGGTAAAATAGAGGCATAGAAAAAGATATGACTGGGTAGGTCATTTTTCTATGCTGGGTGGTATTGGTAGTACCGCCTATTCACTCCGTGTTGGTAGCACGGGGTGTTTTTTAATTTTATAAGTTTAAAAGCTGTTTCTTTTTTGCTTCGAATTCTTCCTGCGTGATTGCCCCGATATCAAATAACTCTTTGAGTTTTTTTATTTCTTCGTAAGGATTTGGTAAGTTATCTTTATTTCTATTTAAAGGGGTTTTCTGCATAAAATTAGAATAGGTGTCATAAATATCTCGTTGTGCTAATCCGCAATTTGCGCCAGAGAAAACAACAGTAAATTCCAGGTTGTTAGAATCTTTATAATCTATTGTTAGAAACTTATCCGTGCTTTTAGTCTTTTTCTTGAAAGCTAGTGCAAACGGTCCAAGCAAAGCAATTCTGGTCGCTGTAAAACGACTTGAAATTTGCTCTTGTGTTTCTAATTGAATACTTAATATATCGTGATACTGAAGTAAAACAGCATCTACGCCTTGTCTAATACCTACACAATTTTCAAAAATTTCTAAGGTAGCAATACCGTCTTTAGTTAGTGACGGATGACCACCTTTGTAATCTAATGTGAAATTTTTTACATATCCTTGAGCATTTGGATTATTGTGTAAAAATAAATTATACAATTCTTCAAAGTCATTCATTTGTTTCTTTGAAAAATTCAATTGATAAAAAAATTTATCAGTTGCTATTATAAAATTACCTAACGATAATGTTTTAGCTTTATTAAAATCAGAAATAGCAATAATATCACCTTTTTCTATATTGAAAATCCCAAATAGATTTGTTTTTATTTTTACGCAATCATTGATAGTATTTACGACACAACCGTTCCCTTTTATTTCATTTCTCATATTTTCCTATCACCTTTCCCATACAGATTATATCTTTTTTTATTTTGATATCACTATATTCTTTATTGTGACTAATCAAAACACCGTCACCAAGCTCTTTTACAAATGCTTCTCCATTGATCATGAAGATTCCTATTTCACCAATATGTATTTCAGATTGCTTCTTTATCAGTAGCGTATCACCATCATGATAGGTAGGTTCCATACTGTCTCCATTTACTCCAATAGCGAAATCTACATGCATGTTATCCATCTCATTTTCTATTTCTATCATTTCTGGTGGGATATCATCGAATACATATTGCCCGGTCCCAGCAGATGCTACATGGCCATAATAGGGTACTAATAAAGGGGGCTGTAGCATTATGAATTCCTTTGCGTGCTCTGTCCGCCGTTCATATTCTTTTTGTAAAACTGTATCTACCATATCTTTTCCGTGTTCATCAAGAGCGCGGTATTTTTTTATATAGTTTAGTTCATTGACAGTTATACTATTTGAATTGACAACTTTTTCCTTTATATATCCATCAGCTAGAGCATCTGTTTCCAAACCTAGAATATCGCATATTTTCATCACTTTTTTTACTCCCGCATTTTGAATACCACTATTCAACATGGATTGAATCGTAGTCGCAGGAATATTCGCTTCAATAGAAAATTGTCTTATACTTCTATATTTGTTTATGATTAGTTCTCTTAGTTCATCTTCTAAAGACATATCTATACCTCCATGTCTCAATAATACATTAAAAGTATACGAAATTCAATACATATGAACGAAATTAAGTAAAAATATTCGAAAAACAGTTGACATTAAACTTAATTAAGTTTATCATATGATTATGGTGAACGGAATTAAGTTCATCATTGTGCTTGAATAAGCATAATGATTTAGAGCCGATTACATTTGAACTGTATAATTTACTTTTCTAAAAAGAAAGTACGAGTTGGACTGCCTATCCAGTAAGCCATTGAGACGATTTTATAGCCTTTTGCTACTGCACTCTTTACAACAGATGGCTTTGAGGTACTAAATTTCTTTTTTCTCATTATATCACCTCCTTTGTACAGAGGCTCTAAATCACCTAAATTATACCATAGAAAGGGTGTGAGGATGATTTGTATTATATTTTAGAACGAGAATTAAAAAAGAAAGGTTTAACACGCAAGAATATTTCGGATAAATTAGGTATTTCTATTAGCACTGTCTCTTGCAAATTGAATGACCATTCGGAATTCACCATTAAGGAATGTAAGGAAATTCGTGAACTTTTAAATTTTAATGGGACAATTGATGAATTATTTAAAACAGATTAGGAAAGGAAGCGATTTAATGAAAGATGGGATTCATCATAAATCTTCAAATGAAACAGTATCAAACCCAGATATTGAGTTTACATCTTATGTAGGTGACGCAAAAGGCTCCTTACCAAAGGATTACAAAACCAAGGATTTTTCTAAAGTGAAAAAATCAATTAAAGGTCCCAAAATCAAAAACAGTAATAAGGCGAAAGCATGTTCATATTAGAACAGAGGTTTCTTCAAGATTGTGAAGATTGTCCAATTCTTAATCCTGTGTTTATTCCAGCGGCTACGATGGATCAACGATACATTCATGAATATGCTGATAGGTGCGTAACTGTAAAAAAACCTATAGCTACATGTTTACATTATGAAGCATGTTTGAGAATGAAGGAAAGGTCAAATCAAAAGAATACGCATACCTTATAAAGGAGGGATGTAATGGATGTGACAGGAAATGTAATTGCAGATTATATGAGTGGGAATACCCGTATCGTTATATTGGATGATGCGATAGAACCAGAAGAGGAGCAGGAGCTCATCTATGAACGCGTTAGAGGTATCATCACAAGATCGTGTCTGCGTAGACAAAAAGAAAAGGATGCTCACCCCGTCGAAAGTGCAGCATCCAAACTCAAACCCTTATAAAAAGGATACGCCTTTATTATAAGGGATACATATGCGAAAAGCAAGGAGGAGTAAGACATGACAGCAAATGAATCATTAAATGCAGAAAGTCGCAAAGCTAAAAATGAAGTCATCGATAAGGCCGTATCCGGTTTGAAGTTAAATGATGCAGAAAGAAAGCTTCTTGCATTTCTTATCGATATGGAAGACTTTGATACCATATGTAAAATCTGTAGCATCATCCGGAAGGCGAAGGAATACCAGCAGTGAAGGTATGGAGAGTGTCTGCAGCCGGTGTGGCAGTCCTGACCATATCAGTCTGCGCCTTATTGGCCAAAGCTGACTGGGAACATAAGATCGAAGAGCTGCAGGTGTTGAATCAGGTAAATCATGAAGAAATCGATATGCTGCAGTCTAAGGTCAAGGAACTGAATGCAGAATTAAGAATCAAAGAAAAAAAGATTGTCGAGCTGGAATCACAACCGAAATGAACAGCTCTCAAAGTGAGGATAACGTATTACTGGCCAGGTGAAGACGAGTGGGGTGATGTCATCAAGTATCCATGCGATGGCGAGCACAAGGCCATAGAAGGGCATACGATCGCAGTGGATCCAAGTGTCATATCACCTGGAAGTGCAGTGCTGATAAACGGCCATGAATACATAGCAGAAGATATAGGCGGAGCTGTAAAAGGCAATGTTATTGATATTTATAGCAGTGTACCTCACTATGAATCATATGAAACTATAGTTTATGTAAAGGAGGAATAAATGAGTACAACAGCAACCCTATTGATGGATATGGGTATCACTCCTGACTTGAAAGGATTCGATTATATTAGATTGGCGGTAGCATTCGTTATAACGGATAAGGCAAAGTACAAAAATGTAACAAAGACACTTTACCCGGATATAGCCAAAGCATTTTGCTCTACTCCTGTAAGAGTAGAGAGGGATATCCGGCATGCAATAAGTAAAGCAATCTATTTGGATCATGGAGAAATTAAAAATTTAATCGGCGTATCGCCATACAAAAATAAAATGACTAATTCAGAGTTTATATTTTCGTTGGCATATGTTGTAAATGAAAATGGAGGATAAAAGTAATGGAAATGTACAAGAATCCACGTTCTGAAAGTAATATTATCCACAGACTTCAGAAACTTGGCTTCCGAGAAACGATGGGATACACTGATGGATCGTACCAACTAATGAAACAGGACAGGAGTGCAACGATACTCGTCAGTGATGATGGTGAGCAGTTTCACTACTATGGACCAGAAGGTACCGCAACGCATGAGGATGCAGAACTTGATGGAGAAGAATGGTATAAGCAGCTTCTGCAGGCCATCTATCTGCCGGTGATTAAGCCTGGAATGCTGGTCGCATATGACCCTGGATATAAGGTAGAGCTTGGCAAGGTCAAGCGCCTCAGCAAAGATGGTACAAAGGCCTTTGTCTGGTATCACAGTGGCGATACTGCAGCATGCACACAAATCGAAGATCTGTATCCGATTGAAAGGGATTTTGTCCGGCAGCATAGGGATATGTTCGAAAATGCATATGCAATCGATGACATCATTGCAAAGGAGGAATCGAGCAATGACTGACACAATGCATATGAGTATCAGTATAAGTGAGGATGGAGAAAAATATGATCTCCATCAGATTGGAAACGAGAAAGCCGGTGCAACAGCATGGCTTGTATACTGGGCTACTCATAAGGAAAGCAAAATGGAAAATAAAGTTATCAAGAGTGCCCTGAAGGATGTGATGGAGCTTCCGAACGGAATCAAAACACCTCGAGAGATGGCTGAGAAACTTATCTTCAAGAAGTTTGATAATATTTTAGATAGTATTATTTTTGAAGAAATACTGAAAGGAGAACAATAATGAGTGAAGCTATAAAAATCAATAAGCTTGAGATTGAAAATGTCAAGCGTGTAAAGGCAGTCAAAGTAGAACCATCACAGAACGGTCTTACTGTCATTGGCGGGCGTAACAAACAGGGGAAGACCTCCATTCTGGATGCGATCGCGTGGGCTTTAGGTGGAGAACGAAATTTTAAGATATCACAACCTAAACGAGTAGGATCCGTAACTAATCCATATTTGAAAGTAGTTCTTTCAAACGGTCTTGTTGTGGAGAGAACGGGGAAGAACAGTAGTCTTAAAGTGCTAGATCCGGAAGGAAACAAAGGCGGGCAGCAGCTTCTTAATGAATTTGTAGAGGAGCTTGCCCTCAATATCCCAAAATTCATGCAGCAAAACGGCAAGGAAAAAGCAAACACTCTGCTCCAGATCATCGGTGTTGGAGATCAACTGCATGCGTTGGAATTAAAGGAAACAGAAATATATAATGAGCGCCATGCTGTTGGACGTGAAGCTGATCGTAAAAAGAAGTTTGCCGAGGAACAACCATACTATCCGGATGCACCAAAGGATGTAATCTCTGTTTCTGAGCTGATACAGCAACAGCAGGAGATTCTCGCAAAGAACGGGGAGAACGCTCGTAAGCGTCAAAAGGCTGATGAAATACAAAGGCAGGCTAACTGGCTCGATTCTGAAATAAAACGAATGGAAAAAGAATTGGAAGCTAAACGCACACAGTATGCAGTCGTTATGAATGACCTAATGATTGCCAATAAAGATTCTATGGATCTCCATGATGAATCTACAGAGGAACTGGAACAGAATATTGCTAACGTTGAGGCTATCAATATCAAGGTTCGCGCAAATCTGGATAAAGATAAAGCTGAAGAAGATGCAAATATTCTGCGTGATAATTATGATCAGCTCACAGCAAAATTGAATGATGTGAGAAAGCAGAAAACGGATCTCTTACATAATGCGAATCTCCCGCTTCCGGAATTATCTGTGGAGGATGGTGAGATCATCTATGAAGGGCAGAAATGGGACAACATGTCTGGTTCCGATCAGTTGAAAGTCGCTACTGCTATCGTTCGTAAGTTGAATCCAAAATGCGGGTTCGTGTTACTGGATAAGCTGGAACAGATGGATATCGATACGATGAATGAATTTGGACATTGGCTGGAAGAACAAGGCCTGCAAGCAATCGCTACACGAGTGTCAACGGGTGACGAATGTAGCATCATTATCGAAGATGGCTATGTGGAGAATGTAAATAAAACTAAAGTATCAATGACAGACCTGGACCAATCGCCAGCGAATATAAAATGGAGAGTAGGGGAGTTCTAATGAATATTACAAGAGGTAAGATAAAAAAACCGATTAAATTAATTTTGTATGGCCCGGAGGGCATTGGAAAGAGTACCTTTGCTTCACAGTTTCCAGATGTCTTATTCATTGATACGGAAGGATCTACTATTGAATTAGACGTAGCCAGATTAGATCCACCAAGTAGTTGGCCAATGTTGTTATCAGAGATAGAATTTGTGAGAGATAACAAACCATGTAAAACACTTGTTATAGATACTGCAGATTGGGCTGAACGTCTTTGTATAAGAAATCTATGTTCAACAAAAAATTGGACAGGAATTGAAGATGCAGGTTATGGAAAGGGCTATGTGTATCTTGCAGAAGAGTTTGGAAAGATGTTGAATCTGCTGAATGATGTTATTTCTATAGGTATAAATGTCGTATTGACAGCTCATGCGAAAATAACAAAATTTGAACAGCCAGATGAAATGGGAAGTTATGATCGATGGGAATTAAAACTTGAAAAGAAAACATCACCGATGGTAAAAGAATGGGCGGACATCGTCTTATTTGCAAATTATAAGACATTTGCAGTGAAATCGGGAAGTGATAAGAATGCAAAGTTCAAAGCGCAAGGCGGACAGAGAGTAATGTATACGTCCCATCATCCATGCTGGGACGCAAAAAATCGCCATGGTCTTCCTGATATGCTGCCATTTGATTACAGTGAAATCAAGAGTGTGATTGAATCAGTATCAGAGCAAAATCCTATACAGAATACTTTACATAGCGAGGCTAAACAAAATACTCAACTAGATATTGCTGATAATGTAGGTTCAGGACCAATGATTTATACGCCTGATCCGACACCACAGATAACACCTAATGATAGTTATGAAGATGAATATGCTGGGTTACCACAAGCTTTGATTGATCTAATGAAAGCATACAGTGTAAGCGAGAAACAGATTCGACAGGCAGTTGCATTCCGCGGATATTTGCAAGAGGATTTAGCAGTTAAAGATTATCCGAAAGATTTTATTGATGGCGTACTTATCGGAGCCTGGGATCAAGTAATGAGTGTAATAAATGAGCAAGTATTGCCATTTTAAGGCAGAAGGAGAAAAATAATAATATGGATCAGAATTATACACAACAAAATACGAATGGCGAATTAGAATGGGATGGATATGTAGATGATTCTTCAGATTTTGTCTTATTACCAGATGGTGATTATGATTTTACAGTGGAAAGTTTTCTAAATTCCAGATCAAAAGGATCAGATAAAATGCCTCCATGTAAAATGGTGGAATTAAATATCTGCATAGATTCGGTTCAAGGCACTGCTTATGTTAAGCATTATCTTATTTTGCATTCAAGATTTAATAAAAAGATATATGGATTCTTTAAATGCATAGGTGCACAAGAAGATTCTGATGGCAGGATCAGAATGAATTGGAATGCAGTTCCAGGATCAACAGGAAGGTGTAATTTAGGACATAAGTTATATAATGGAAATGAATATAACGAGATCAAAAAGTTCTATCCTAAAGAAAATAAAACTAAATATCAAAGTTCTTCAGGATATACACCTGGACAATTCTAAAGGGATTGAGCTATGGAATTAAGACCATATCAAGCTGAAGCGAAAGAATCTATTTTCACAGAATGGGACAAGGGGATGCAGCGTACTCTCCTTGTCCTTCCTACAGGTTGTGGAAAGACGATCGTCTTTGCCAAAGTTGCTGATGAATGTGTTAGAAGAGGTTGCCGTGTATTGATCATGGCTCATCGCGGTGAGCTGTTGGAACAGGCCGCCGATAAGATAGATAAAGCTACCGGTCTGAAATGTGCTACAGAGAAAGCGGAGGAAACATGCCTGGGACAATGGTTCCGTATCGTTGTCGGTTCTGTTCAGACTCTCATGCGGCAACAGAGATTAGATAGATTCAAGAAAGATTATTTTGATGTCATCATAATTGATGAGGCGCATCATTGCCTTTCAAACAGTTATCAAAGAGTACTTGCTTATTTTGATCAAGCAAAGGTCCTTGGTGTAACGGCTACTCCAGATAGAGGGGATATGCGGAATCTGGGCAGTTACTTTCAAAGTCTTGCATATGAATATACATTACCGAAAGCAATCAAGGAAGGATATCTGGTGCCTATCAAGGCGCTTACGGTCCCGTTAAGGATGGATCTGTCCGGTGTCGGAGTCCAGGCCGGGGACTTTAAGGTAAGCGATATAGGAACAGCCCTGGATCCATATCTGTATCAGATCGCTGACGAAATGCTGGAATATTGCAAGGAACGAAAGACGGTAGTTTTCCTTCCTCTGGTGAAGACTTCCCAGAAGTTTAGGGACATCCTGAACGAGAAAGGTTTTCACGCGGCAGAGGTAAATGGTAGTAGCCAAGACCGAGCAGATATATTAAAGGATTTTGATGAAGGTAAGTATAACGTATTATGTAACAGTATGTTGCTGACAGAGGGGTGGGACTGCCCATCAGTTGATTGCATCATCGTGCTACGGCCGACGAAGGTACGCAGTCTGTATAGTCAGATGGTTGGCAGGGGTACTCGTCTGTGCGAAGGGAAGGACCATCTTCTATTATTGGATTTCCTGTGGCATACGGACCGTCATGAGCTTTGTCATCCTGCATCACTGATATGTGAGAATGAAGAAGTAGCAAAGAAAATGACAGATGATATGGAAAAAGCTCCGGGGATGGCTGTGGATATCGAAGAAGCTGAACAGTCTGCAGCTGAGGATGTCATCCAGCAGCGAGAAGAAGCGTTGGCCAAGAAGCTCATGGAGCAACAGAAAAAGAAGAAAAAACTTGTGGATCCTCTTCAATTTGAAATGAGTATACAGGCGGAGGATCTATCCAGTTATGTTCCTGCTTTCGGTTGGGAATGCTCACCTGCCAGTGAGAAGCAGCTGCAGGCATTAGAGAAATTCGGTATCTATCCGGATGAAATAGACAATGCCGGTAAGGCTTCATTATTACTTGATAGACTGAACAAGCGCAAGGCTGAGGGACTGGCAACACCAAAGCAGATTCGATTCCTGGAGAACAGAGGTTTCCAGCATGTTGGTACATGGCAGATGGAAACTGCGAAGAATATGATAAGCAGGATCCAGGCTTGTGGCTGGCACATACCTAATGGTGTGGATCCGCAAACATACAAAGGAGAAGAGTAAGCTATGCAAAATACCGACTTGAAAGAATTACTGGATTATATAGATCCTACCTCTCTTAATTATCAGGAGTGGGTGAATGTCGGTATGGCTTTGAAATACGAAGGATACACTGCAGCGGACTGGGATGCGTGGAGTATGCAGGATTCAGGACGTTATCATAAGAATGAATGCTTCAAGAAATGGGATACCTTCAAAGGAACCGGGATACCGGTCACAGGTGCTACGATCACACAGATGGCAAAGGACAGGGGCTGGCAGCCGATGCGAAGCGGCGGGCGGGAATTGGACTGGAACGATGTCATTAGTGGCGACGATGATCTTGTGATTGTTGATAAAGGATGGATCGAAGGGAAGGAGATACAGGAGCCAAAAATCTGGAATCCTGTGAAAGAACTTTCTACATATCTTGAAATATTATTCGATTCTGATGAGAATGTCGGATATGTCACAAGAAGCTGGGTAAAAGAAGGCAAACATTTACCGACAAAAGGGTGCTGTGATCGTACCGCAGGACAGCTTATACAGGAACTCCAGAAATGCAATGGAGATATAGGCAGAGTTTTAGGCGATTATAATCCGGAAGCGGGGGCGTGGATACGTTTCAATCCTTTAGATGGAAAAGGCGGAAAAAACGAAAATGTAGTTGACTGGAGATATGCTCTTGTAGAATCCGATTCAATGGATTTAGCGCAACAGAATGCAATCATAAGAGAATTAGAGCTTCCAGTAGCGTGCCTGGTCTATAGTGGTGGAAAGAGTATACATGCCATCGTACATATCGATGCTGCAGATTATCATGAGTATAGAAAGCGTGTCGATTATCTATATACGATCTGTAAAAAGAATGGACTGGAAGTGGACCAGCAGAACAAAAATCCTTCCAGGTTATCGAGAATGCCGGGAGTAACTAGAAACGGTAAAAAGCAGTTCCTTATCGATACGAATATCGGAAAGGCTTCATGGAATGAATGGCAGGAATGGATCGAATCCGTGAATGATGAGCTGCCAGAACCAGAAAGCTTGGAAGATTATTGGGACAATCTTCCGGATCTGGCACCACCGTTGATAGACGGTGTTCTTAGGCAGGGACACAAAATGCTTATTGCTGGTCCTTCCAAAGCAGGAAAATCATTTGCCCTCATTGAAATGTGTATTGCTATCGCAGAGGGGATGAAATGGTTCGGCTGGCCGTGTACACAGGGAAAGGTCATGTATGTCAATCTGGAGCTCGACAGGGCGAGTTGTCTGCACCGATTCAAAGATGTATACCAGGAACTGCATATTGCTCCCAGAGGGCTTAAAAACATTGATATATGGAACTTGAGAGGGAAGTCCATACCTATGGATAAACTGGCACCGAAGCTGATCAGACGCGCAGCAAAGAAGAACTATATCGCTATCATCATCGACCCTATATATAAGGTCATTACAGGTGATGAGAATAGTGCAGATCAGATGGCCAATTTCTGTAATCAATTCGATAAGGTATGTACTGAACTTGGATGTGCGGTAGTGTATTGTCATCATCACAGCAAAGGCTCACAGGGAGGTAAGCGCTCGATGGACCGTGCTTCCGGCTCAGGGGTATTTGCACGTGACCCAGATGCGTTGCTAGATCTAATCGAACTGGATGTGAATGAAAATCTTGTTGAGCAGCAGTCGAATCGAGCGGTCTGTGATGTATGTATGAAGTGGCTGCAGAAATATGGAAAAGAGGATATCGCTAATGAAGATGACCAGTGCAGTGAGAAGCAGATGCTGGCCATCTGTAGAGTGAATTTAAAGGCTGTCTATGAGGAAATCATCAAAGAGGTAGCTGAAGTACGCAAACAGGTCCAATGGCGCACAGCGTGGCGGATAGAGGGCACTCTGAGAGAGTTTCCAAAGTTTGAACCAGTCAATCTGTGGTTCGATTATCCGGTGCATAGAGTTGATCACATAGGTGTATTAAAAGATGTCGTCCCAGAGGATGCGCAACCTGCATGGCAGAAAGCTATAGCTAAAAGAAAGGATCCTGAGGTGAAGAAAAAAGAGCGTAAAACTTCCATCGAAACAGCTTACGAGGCGTGCGGGATCGATGATAAAGTAACTGTTTCTGCCTTGTCGGAATACATGGGTGTTGGCGAAAAAACAGTAAGAAGACACATAAAGGAGCATGGAGGATTTTACATAAAAGACGGTATCGTCCTACGTAAAGAAGAGGGACAAAAACAGTAAATGTCCCTGTCCCTAACTCTGTCTTTGAGGGACAAAAACATGTTTTTGTCTGTCTGTCCCTCTGTTGAAAATATAAAAATTTGCATATATGTATACGTATATAATTACGCACGCATATAGCGTGGGCGATAGTATACACATACTGTATATGATAAGTCAGGTATACAGTAATACGTAAGTTAAAAGAAAATGTCCCGCTTGGGATGCGGACATTTCCTTCCAACGTTACTGACGTAAACCGCGAGAAAGGAAAAATAAAATGAGAAAAAAAGAAGTTGAAAAGTATTGGGAAAACGAAGAAGGAGAAACTATTGAGTTTGGAAAGCATTTTATGAGATGTTTTGACAAAGCAGGGAAGTTGCAATTTGGTAAAAAGTTTTACGATCCTTCAAATGGAGGACTAAAATACAAAGTGATTTTTGTATTAGACAGAGAAGAATTGATTAACAGCAAGGAAGGTGCAGAATATCTTATGCAAACGATTGATGACTGGAGAAGCCAGGAACAGGAGCATGATGGCAATGAATAAGATTGGGATCGCTTGCATGCCATTGGTTGGTAATATTCCAAAACCTCATGGTAGTGGTCAATGGTCAAAAACGAAATGTCCTGTGTGTGGGCGAGAGTGCTGGGAAACGAATCAATTTAAATGGGCGAAGCAGGCTGGTATTGTAAATGAAGCAGCATGTACAGAATGTGCATTGAAGGGGTGTAGTGAGCGATGACTGAGTTCTTCATGCCCATGAAGCCACCTACAACGACAGCTCAGCAGCACAAAGTGACAGGCTCACACTTCTATGACCCACCAGTTTTAAAAGCCGCTAGAGTGAAGCTGGAAGCCCATCTGGCTAAACATATACCAGTATCGCCTTACATAGAGCCTGTAGAGTTGGTCACCACCTGGTGCTTCCCAGTAACAGGAAAGCATAGAAATGGTGAGTACAAATACACGCGGCCGGATACAGACAATCTTCAGAAGCTGCTGAAGGACTGCATGACGAAATGTGGTTACTGGAAAGATGATGCACTCGTATGCAGAGAAATCGTTGAGAAGTTTTGGGCAGACATACCGGGCATTTATATCAGGATTGAGGAGCTGACATGAAGAAGACGATGGAAGAAATACTGCAGGAGCAGGGATTGGAACAGGAGTGTATCTATGACTTCCTGTATCCGGAAAGGAAAGGAGAGAAGCAGAGAAATGAAAAACACATTAGCAGATCTGAACAACCATCTGTTCGAGCAGATGGAAAGGCTGAACGATGATGACCTTAACAATGAGGAACTTGACAAAGAAATCAAGAGAGCGAAGGCTATGACGGACGTATCAAGTCAGATTATTGAGAACGCTGCACTTGGACTTAGTGCTGAAAAGCTTCGAGCTGAATATGGGAATCGTGAAATACATCTTCCTGGAATGTTGGAGCATAAAAAATGAGCAGAAAGCTTTTGACAACAGAGCAGGATACTTACCTTCGACAGATAGCTGAAGGAAGGTCGGTAAAGGAGTGTACAGTCATAATAAATGAGAAATTCAATACATCGTTTACTGTAGCTCAGATAAGATCTTATAAGAGCAACCACAGCATCATATCAGGGAAGAAGCCTTGGGAGTTTGTGAATCACGAGCAGACTAGATTACTGACAACTGAACAGCATAAGTGGTTAGTAGAAAATTCAGAAGGTGTCAGCAACGGCGATCTAACTGATAGGTTCAATCAAACATATGGAACTGTGTTGACTCTGGATCAGATAATTTCATATAAATGCAATCACGGCATAAGTTCTGGACTGACCGGTCGTTTTCAAAAGGGTCATGTGCCAAGGAACAAGGGGAAGAGGATGTCTGCGGAACAGTATGATAAAGCATGTCGTACGATGTTTAAAAAAGGGAATGTACCTGAAAATCGAGTCCCGATTGGTACAGAGAAAGAAAAAGCAGATGGTTATGTGTGGGTAAAGGTTCAGGATGGTCAACTTAATAGGAACTGGAAATTGAAACATGTAGTAATCTGGGAGAAAGAACATGGCCCTTTACCAAAAGGGAAGGTTGTGACATTTCTTGATGGTAATGCTCGCAATTTTGATATCGATAATCTTGCAGCTGTGAGTAAGGCTGTAAATGCCCGTCTGAATCAGAATCATTTACGTTACAAAGAAAAAGAGTTGACAGAAGCAGGAATAGCAGTTGCAAAACTTATCACAGCTGCAGCATCTGCAAAACGACGAAAAGATAGGAGTGAAGAAAAATGATAACAAAGCAACAGGCGGCTGAAGCTTTTGAACTGTATTTGGAAACAGGTAATCTTGAATATGCAAAAATCGTGACTGATTATCTATCAGGCGATGAGGAGCCAATAGAGGCCACCTCATGAGACCGGAACACCATCAGGGGTACATACTGCTGCGTAACAAGGAACGGCCTGTAGCAGTGACTGTGGACTGTGCCTGGTTCATGTCACTGCCTAAAAAAGTGAAGCAGTATTATCAGAAGAATTGGAATGTCGTATTGATCAAAGGTTGAAAATAGAAAGGTGGATCAGGATGATCGAAATCAAAGAAGTAAAAGAAGAAGACGTACTGAATATCAAAGAAAACCATGTGTTGAGCTGTTTCACGGATTACCTGTATCATAAGCATGCCTCGGATCTGATTCAGGAGGAATTGGTCAACATAGCAGCTGAGCTTTCATCCGGATCTACTTCGACCGGCATCATCAGAGTATCGAAAGATTCAAAAGGAGGTGTTTCACCCTGGGAGAACGAGCTGCTGACAAGGGAACACGAGTTGATCCAGGTTCAGGATAAGCATGAGGAGGCTATGGAAGTCGTTCATGGATGGCTTGCTAATATCAGAAATGCAGATCACAAGAATATCATCATGGAATATCTGATTAACAATCGATGTGAAAATGCTGAAGGTGCTGCTGAGAAATGCTGTACATCTTCTGGTAATGTGTGTAAAGTCTCAAAAAGAATCATCACAAACATTGCTAGAAGATTAAAATAAGTCAAAATGGAAGTCCACTTCCATGTCAAGTGTGTTATCATGATAGCATGGATATAGCAGGGAGGTAGAACTTCCTGCTTTGACCAAAAGAAAAAGCGGTAAGGAATCTTATGCGGACTTACCAGCGTAAAGCGTCTGAAAAGGGCGCTTTTAATTTACATGAAAGGGTGATTATATTGAAATGGAAATACATAAATAACATCGCTATTAATATTTTACGTCTAATTATCATATGTATAAGCGTTTATCTTTGCATTAATTACTCTTATTGGTGGTTGTTACTCTTTCTGCTATTGTAATAATCACTTCTAAACCGTATAATTAAAATAGAGGGTGATTAATATGGAAGATATTACTGGTATGGGAACTGTAGCAAAAAGTATTGTGGATAAGATTGCAGCGGCAATAGGAATACTATACTCTGATAGCGATTATAAAATTAAACAAGAATCTAAGCGTGATTTCTTGAAACGAGTTGGGGAAAGCAGGGATTTGTGTGAATACGAGAAGATTGCTATAATTAGTAATTTTAAAAGCACATTCAAAGAATATAAAAACAAAAAGGATGTTATAAAAATAGCACTTGGTCAAGTTAAAGGCAATGTGGAACCAGATAGAGTTGATGATGATTGGCTATCATATTTTTTTAATCAAGCTAAAAATATTTCCAACAAAGATATACAATTTATTTGGGGTAAATTATTAGCTAATGAGTTTGAAATAGCTGGCTCAGTTCCAAAAACACTAATCCATACGTTATCTATATTGGATACCTATAGCGCGACAAAATTTAATAGGCTATGTAGTTTAAGTGTATATTTGGGTGATGAATTAGCTCCATTTATAGTTGACGCGAACGGTTGTGGGGAAATAATTCAGAAGGAAGGCATTTCTGATACTGATATTTTTGAACTTGAAAAATTAGGATTGATATATTATAACAACATAGGATACTCCTATAAAGGTTATGAAATTCATTTAGGTTATAAAGAATATCTATATAAAGTGAAAAGAACTTGTAAAGGTGCTATAAATTTACATGAAAATGGTATATATGCCGGATGCGTAAGGCTTTCAAGGGATGGTAAAGCACTACAAAAAGCCTTGGAAATAGTACAATCAGATCTAATACCTGAATTGATAGAGAAAACATATTCTAATGTGAATGAATGGGATATTTATGAAATAACAAAATTCAATAGAAAAGAGGCACGTTAATTAATAGAGTGCTTTTCTTTTACCCAGGAAGGAGTGTGATAAGATGCCGAAGAAACCGGATGAGCGTATTGAACCAGCCAAGCAGATGTATCTTGACGGTATGAAATTGATCGATATAGCAAAGCAGCTGGATCTGCCAGAAGGGACTGTTCGGCGTTGGAAGTCCACTCACAAATGGGATAGCGAGCGTTCGGATAAAAAGGATGCGAACGTTCGGAAAAAACGAGGAGGCCAGCCAGGTAATAAGAATGCTACTGGACCACCTGGTAACCGCCATGCAGAGAAGCATGGTTTTTTTACGAAATGGCTGCCGGAAGAAACGATGGCGATCATGGATGAAATCCACGGTGACGATCCTCTTGATCTTCTATGGGACAACATCCAGTTGCAATACATTGCCATTGTGCGTGCCCAGAAGTTGATGTATGTTAAAAATCACGAAGATAAGACCAAAGAGAAGATAGAGTACAAGGATGGAAATGTCATTGGTGAAAAATGGGAGGTACAGCAGGCATGGGATAAACATGCGACCTTCATGTCAGCTCAATCCAGAGCAATCGGAACATTGTTAAGACTTGTCAAAGAATACGACGAGCTGCTGCATAAGAACTGGGACACTGCCAGTGCGATCCAGAAAGCGCAGTTAGCACAGATCAGGGCGCAGACGGATAAGCTTACGGGTAATAATGCTGAGGTTGAAGACCTGGAAGAAACGGACGATATGATCTATGGCGAAGATAACAAAGAAGAAAACGATACAGTATAGATTCGGACAGAAACATATCGACTACATCCGGAAGTGTGCTCAGTGTACGATCAATGTAGCTGAAGGTGCTGTACGTGCCGGTAAGACCGTCAATAACGTATATGCGTTTGCTCATGAGCTTCGCTTCACAAAAGACCGCATCCATCTGGCCACCGGTTCTACAGTGGCGAATGCGAAGCTGAACATCGGTGATGCGAATGGCTTCGGCTTGGAATACATCTTCCGTGGACAATCACACTGGGGGAAATACAAGGACAATGACTGTCTGTATATCAAAGGCCCGGCAACAGGATATAAACAACGCATCGTGATATTTGCCGGTGCGGCCAAGGCAGACAGCTTCAAAAAGATACGTGGTAACTCATATGGCATGTGGATCGCAACTGAGATAAACCTGCATCATGAGAATACGATTCGTGAGGCATTCAACCGTCAGCTGGCTGCTGACAAGCGTAAGATATTCTGGGACCTCAACCCGGATAACCCAAAAGCTAAGATCTACACAGACTACATCGACAAATATGCTAAACAGGATGAAGAAGAGACACTGATCGGTGGCTACAACTATCAGCACTTCACGATATTCGACAACGTAACTGTAACAGAAGAACGTTTTCAGGAGATCATGGCACAGTATGATAAGAACAGCATCTGGTATCAGCGTGATATCCTTGGAAAGCGAATGATTGCGGAGGGGCTTATCTACCGTGCATTCGCTGACGCCGTGCAATCCGAAGCTGAAACAGGTGAGAACCGGTTCAAGCGTAAGGAAAAACCGAAGAACCTCATGGAGATCATCATTGGCGTGGACTTCGGAGGCAACGGTTCCGGTCATGCGTTTGTTGCAACCGGCATCACCAGAGGATATCAGGAGATCATTCCACTGGCTTCGGAATGGCATGATTGCAGCAAGAAGGACATCGACCCGGAGAAGCTGGGGCAGCTTTTCATTGACTTCTGTCTGAAGGTACTGAACATGTATGGTAATATCACACATGTCTATTGTGACAGTGCAGAACAGACATTGATCAATGGACTGAAGAGTGCAGCTAGAAAGAACGGACTCAGCTGGCTGCGTATCGATGACGCATTGAAAGAAGTAATAACGGAGCGTATCCGCCTCACCAATAGGATGATGGCGCAGATGCGCTTTTCTTATATGCCGGAGATGTGCGACACGCTGGTATCTGCATTGTGTACCGCCATCTGGAATCCTAAAGAGATCACAGTGGATGAGCGACTGGATGATGGTACCAGCGATATCGATACCCTGGATGCTTTTGAATATACGATCGAACGGTATATCAAGAAATTCATCCGGTATGAGTAGGAGGTGATGGAATGAATTTTACAAGGATGATGAGCCTTATCGCAAAAGAATTGAACAAGACTTCGGAAACACAGGTGGACATGGCTCTAACTATAAAGATGGCTACACAGATAGAGCTTTGGTCTAAGATGTTTCAAAACAAAGCCTTCTGGTTGAATAAAAACGTGAAGAGCTGTAACCTGCCAGCTGCCATCGCTTCCGAGATCGCAAGGCTGGTGACTCTGGAATTGAAATCAGAGATATCCGGAAGCCCAAGAGCAGAGTATCTTCAGAAGCCCTATGCAAAGATGCTGAAGGATATCCGAAGGTACGTTGAGTACGGTTGTGCAAAAGGGGGGCTGGTGTTCAAGCCGTATGTGACGGAACAGGGAATCAGTATCCAATTCATCCAGGCAGACGCATTCTTTCCGGTATCGTTCGATGACTCGGGAAACATCACAAGGTGCGTGTTTGCAGAACAGATGCGGAAAGGGCAGTTGATCTTCACCAGGTTGGAAGACCATGAATTGAAAGGTGACAAGCTGCGGATCATGAATCACGCATACCGTAGTACGACTGATGCGACGCTTGGGACGGAGATACCGGTTCAAAGTGTCCAGGAATGGTCGCGGCTGGAATATGAAGTAGTGTTTTCCGGTGTGTCAAAAGTGCCCTTCGGATATTTCAAGGTACCGCTGGCCAACGCTGATGATACGGACAGTCCGCTTGGATGCTCTGTATATTCCCGTGCAGTCGACCTGATCCGTGAAGCAGATGTACGCTACAGTCAGATCAGCTGGGAGTATGAAGCAAAGGAGGCCGCTGTCCACATCGGTGAAAGTATGCTGCAGGATGATCCGAATGATAAGAGTAAGAAACTGTATCCGCATGGGAAAGACAGACTTTATCGCCCATTGACATTCGATGTCGGAGCAAGAGATAAGCCGTTGATGGATACATTCAGCCCGGACATACGTTCTGATCCACTGTTCAAGGGCTTCAATGCGCAGCTGAAGCTCATAGAGTTTAACTGCAGCCTTGCTTATGGTACGATCAGTGATCCTCAGAATGTGGATAAGACTGCGGAAGAGATCAAAAGCAGTAAGCAGAGGTCCTATACCCTCGTATCAGACACACAGATGGCGCTACAGGATGCCTTGACAGACCTGATCGATGCGATAGATTTCTACTGCAGTATCTATAACCTGTGTCCTTATGGCAACTTTGATGTATCGTTCGACTGGGATGACAGTATCGTGGTAGATGCTGAAAAGGAACGTCTTCAGGACATGCAGGAGGTACGTGAGGGGCTGATGCCGAAATGGAAATACAAGGTGAAGTGGCAGGGGCTGACGGAAAAGCAGGCGAAAGCTGAACTGGCTGCTGAAGAATCGCAGGGTATCGACTTTCCCGGTGATGAATAATGCTCGATCCTAAATATCTGAGGGATGTACCGGAGGGGATTGCTGAGTACTTCGACGAACTGGAAACACGTATCCTGAAAGACATTGCCAGAAGGATCTCACAGAATGATTACATGATGACCAGTACAGCCGAATACCAGATGCATAAGCTGGAGGAGCTGGGCGTCTCAATGCTGGAGATAGAACAGGCGATATCGGAAGTTCTAAACATCACTGATACGAAAGTGAAAGAGATCATACACGATTCCTCTTATCGATCTGTACAGAAGGATAATGATATGGCAAAAGCAGCAGATGTGGAACCTCCGCACCCAGATCTGACGCAGGCTATCCTGAACGGTATCCGCTCTACGAATGCGGAATTACGTAATATCTGCAATTCGATGGCATCAGCGGCAAACATGGCATTTGAGCACGCTTTGGATCAGGCATATCTTTCTGTATCCTCCGGAGCGTTTTCCTTCGCAGATGCAGTGAAAACAGCAGTCAACGATCTAGGAAAGAACGGAATCCGATGGATAGATTATCCAACCGGCGCACATAGAAGAGCTGATAGTGCCATACGCAATGCATTGCGGACAGGTGTCAATCAGACCGCGGCCAGATGCCAGGAGCAGAATCTGGATGAGATGGACTGCAATCTGGTGGAAACGACATCCCATATGGGGGCAAGACCGGAACATGCGAAATGGCAGGGTATGCTGTTCTGGCGGAAAACACCGGTCAATGGACTGCAGAACTTCTATGAAGCTACCGGATACGGAACCGGTGCCGGACTATGCGGGTGGAATTGTCGGCATAACTTCTTTCCAAATTTCGATGGTGAATTATCCTTCGAACACTATGATGAGGAAGCCAACGCAAAGCAGTACGAGCTAGATCAGGAACAGCGTTATAACGAGAGGAAGATCCGTGAATGGAAGCGCAGGCAGGCCGTGAACAAGGCTGGGGGCGTGGACAACACCAGAGAAGCGAAGAAAGTTAGAGAATGGCAGAAACGCCAGGCAGATTTCCTGAAAAAGTATCCAGATATGAAACGTAATTACGCTAGGGAAAGCATATCGAATAGAAAAGTTATGCTAGGGAGCAGTGCTGGCGGTAAAGCAAATAATGCTGCAGGGATACTGATTGAGAAAATCGATATGAAACATGTTGACAATTACATCCATAAATATGAAAATGAAATTAAGGATCTACCGGTTGAGCATTCCTATGTGTTACAGGCTGATGGTAAAGTGTTTCATTATACAGGAGATAAGAAGTCAGTCAGATTTGATGAAGCCAATCTGAAAGATGCGATTATCCTACATAACCACCCTATTTTAGAAGATGTTGAAACAAATTCTTTTGAAAATGATGATTTCTGGTTCTTACAAAATTATGGTCTTGTCATCGATAAATTAAGAGCAACATATGGAAATCTGCGTTATGAAGTAAAAGTCTTGAAAGATATCTCATCAATTGATTATGACAGCTATATGTATGGTGACATTGGAACAGCGTTGATGTATGGGGAGATTGAAGGAGATATCCATGAATTGATCTTTAAGCAGCTGGATAAGGAGGGATATATCAAATATGTCAAATCAAAAGCTAAATGATAAACAAAAAGTACTTTTTGAAGAATGGGTCAAGAAAGACCAGGAGTTAGAAGCATCTTTTCCTCCTTTGAAAGGTCAGCAGCTTAGTACAAGAAAAGTGTTACCGAAAAGAAAACTATTAGAAGAATACAAAAAGAAAATCAGAGAAGCAGCAGATAAGCACTCATAGCGGGTGCTTTTTTAATACCTGGAAGAGGGTGAGATAATGTGTAAACATGCATATATCACGAAGCAGCGAATCTATTATGATAAAGGATGCAGGGTCATACGGGAATATGATACCTGCATTTTTTGTGGACGCAAGACAGAAGAACGTCTCAGCTATATGAATGATCCACCGAAGCGGAAGCTGCCCTATTTTGGACCACATTTACAATAGCCACGGCACAAGGCTTAAAAAGGCGTGCAGTCAAGTGGATGCAACCCATGTGAATAAAGCGTAGACGGAAAGGTAAAAAAATGAAAAGAAAGTTTTTAGAAGATCTCAAGCTCGAAAAAGAAACGATCGATAAGATCATGGACGAGCATGGAAAAGATGTAACGAAACTGACAACAGAACGTGATAATTTCAAAAACCAGTATGAAACTGCACAAACTGCTTTGAAAGGTTTTGAAGGTGTTGATGTCAATGAACTGCAGACAAAGATATCCACGCTGAACACTCAACTTGCGAATAAGGATACAGAATGGCAGGGAAAACTTGATGAATTAGAATTTTCCGGTCTGTTGAAAGATGCTGTGAAAGGAGCAGGTGCCCGCAATGACAAGGCTGTTATTGCTTTGCTGGATGTAGCTAATCTTAAGAACAGCAAGAATCGTCAGGCAGATATCACCACAGCCTTAGAAGCAGTCAAAAAAGACAACGCCTATCTATTTCAGGACTCCAAGACACCGTATGTTGTTTCGAGGACAGAGGGGCCAAATCAGAATACAGCTGATCAGAAAGATCAGGCAAACGCAGCGTTTAGATCGCTGTTTGGAAAGGAGTAAGTTATGCCAGTAAATATTACTAACCGACAGGATGCGGAAGCTCTCATCAGAGAGCAGGTCGTATCGACAATTTTTCAGGACGCACCGAAGCAGTCCGTATTCATGGGGATGGCACGTAAGCTGCCGAACATGACGAGCAAACAGACACGCATCCGTGTTCTGGACTTTTTACCGACCGCATACTGGGTGAATGGTGATACCGGTATGAAACAGACGACCCGTCAGGCATGGGACAACGTGTATCTGACAGCAGGTGAGCTGGCCGTTATCGTTCCGATTCCGGAAGCAGTTCTTGATGATGCAGAATTTGATATCATGGGTGAGATCACACCACGTGTCAATGAGGCAATCGGACAATGTGTCGATTCCGCTACCATCTTCGGATATAACCGCCCGGCAGAATGGCAGTCTGATATCATCACACTGGCACGTCAGGCAGGGAACAATGTCGCTGATACAGGTGACAAGGATCTGTATGACAAGCTGCTGGGTGAAGACGGTGTATTCTCCAAGGTAGAAGAGGACGGCTACATGGTAAGCGGCTGTCTGTCTGCGCTAGGCATGCGTGCTAAGCTGCGAGGACTTCGTGCAACAGATGGGGCATTGATCTTCAAGAGCGATATGCAGGGGTCTACACAGTATGCACTTGATGGAGCACCGATGTATTTCCCTACGAATGGCAGCTATGACAAAAACATCGCGCAGCTGGTAGCCGGTGACTTCAAGCAGGCGGTATATGCGATCCGTCAGGATATCACAGTAAAGATCCTCGACCAGGGCGTTATTCAGGATCCGGTCACCAAGGAGATCGTATATAACCTTGCACAGCAGGACATGATCGCGCTTCGTGTCGTATTCCGTATGGGCTGGGCATTGCCGAACGCAGCAACCCGTCTTGATGAGAATCGTACCGGCTGCGCATTCGCATATCTGGAGCCCGCAACGCCGTATACGGCACAAAAGGTGACTTTCACTGTCAAGGATGGCAGTGGTGAAGATGCTAATCTGGTAGAGAAAGCACGCGTCGATGTGAACGGCGCTAAACTGATGACAGGTGCTGATGGTACTGTGGAATTTAATTTACGTGAAGGGACTTATCCTGTGAAGATCACGAAGAAAGACCACATCACGGTCAACGATACTGTAGTCGTAGCAAAGACTGCAGTAACGAAGGATGTCGCATTGATCAAGAACCAGTAGGAGAGGGAATCCTCTCCTTACCTTTAAGGAGGTGCTGAAATGGATTATCAGTATTATAGAGATGATTACAAGGGGACGGTCAGAGAAGCGGAGTTCAATGTATTGCTTCCAAAAGCTGAAGCAGTCTTAAAGATGTATATAGATGACCGCGTAAGGACGGATCAATTGCATGATACATTAGATGGGTATGGAAACTTTGATAAGGCATTGTGCTTTGAAGTCGATTATATCGATCAAAATGGCGGTGCAGCAGCGGTGAACGGTGCATCTGACCTGGATCTGAAGCAGGTACAGTCAAGCGGCTATACATTTCAGATGGGAAACGGCGGGCAGTCCTATAAAGGGATCCCATTTTCTCCGCTCGCTAAGTCTGTGATCATGGCGGAACTTCGCCGCAACGGTCTGCTCAAACTGGGGTGGAACTGGTGAGGGTGCTACCGAGAAGATTCCGACCGCATACAGTACAGCTGATCAAGCAGCTTCCTGAGGATGATAACGGAGTGGCAGCTGAACAGGTCATCACAATACTGCATGTGAAAGCAGATCTAAGCTACGGTATGCAGCAGTCAAAGCGCGGGATCACAACTGATGACAAGATCATCGTGTATGTAGAGCTTGGTGATTACACTGCCTATGATGAAAATGACCGTGTACTGCAGTACGGAACAGATTTTATTATCAGTACCAATGATGCACTGAAATTCCGTGATGATGAATACACCATCACAGGAGTGAATGCGATATTTCTCGATGGTACGAAGCCGATCAGAGTGGAGATGACAGGGAAATGAGTGTCAAGGTAAAGGTCCAGTTCGATGGAAACAAGCGTATGCTGAAAGACCGGATGAAGCTAACAAAGTGTAAAAAGAAGCTCATCAGTCAGGTCATCAAGGACACGACACCATATGTGCCTATGCAGGAAGGAAATCTTTCCCAATCCGCAATCACAAATCAGAACCGCTATAAAGATAAGGTCGTATGGAATGGTCCATATGCTAGATTTTTATATAAAGGGCTGGTCATGGTCGGTATACGTTCACGTAGAGCATGGGCAAGACTTGGAGAGGTCAAAGAGGCTACGAGCAAGGCATTGAAGTATGGTAAGACGCATCCGCTTGCCGGCCCTGAATGGTATATCCGTTCCAAAAGCAAAAACAGAGGGAAATGGGTGAAATTGACGAAAGGATGGTTCAAGCATGGCTAATGTAGCACTGGAGGATGTCAGGCAGATCGTAGAAGATCTGTTCATGGGATACATCAGTAATATCCGGATCCCAAACACAAAGGGATGGTATCTGGAGTATTTCCCAAACTCCAAAGAAACGGCGATCTGTTTCAAACGAATGAATGATGTTCCGATCCTTCAGCAGTATATCACCGGTGGATATAAGGCAGAGTTTTCGTTCACGGTAAGCATGCAGGCATCTGTTAAGGATACCAGACATAATCTGGACATCACGAAGCCATTGAATGACCTGGCTGCGACATTTGCCCGAGAGACAAGAGAAGGCTTTCCGAATCTCCACCTTACGGATGCGAAGCCGATCAGTCTGGAAATGACATCAACACCGGTCGATGATACCGGAGAAAAAGAAAAGACGGCTACCTTCGTGGCAGCCTACAAATTAGTATATGAAAAGAAAGGAGCGTTTGAGTAATGGCATTTACACCAAAAAGTACCGTCGTCAATCGACATGAGAATCTGAACTATGCTATATGGGATGGTATCGAGAAGCCGGTCCTTGCCGGAACCGGTATCACGGACTGGACAGAGGACGCATCACCGAATACAGATGACGGACAGTATATTAATGAGAAGAACCAGCATTCCAATATGACAGGATATGCACCATCAGTTTCGTATTCGGGAGAACTTATTCCGGATAACGCCTTTGTCATGCATGTGTATGAGGTAGGTAAGAAAAAGCTGATCGGGGAGATGTTTACGGCCTATGAAGTAGAAACATGGGCGCCGATCGAAGGGTCTGCAGGTGAATTTGCAGCACATAAATCCGAGTATGAGATCCAGCCATCCAATCCAGGATCCGGTGAGGGTGGCGGTAAGATTGCACTGGAAGGAACGTTCGCACAAAAGGGTGACAGCTTGCATGGTAAATACAATATCGCTGATGGAACATTCACAGAAGGCGTGTACGACTATAAAACCGGTACCTTCAAAACAGATGGAGTGGGGGCATAGCAGATGAAGATCACATTACAGGAAAACATCATCCCACTAGATATCGCAGGACTACACTTCGAAATGGATGCGGATGATATCACATTGCATCAGACAATCAGCGATTTCATGGATAAATATCGCGGAAACCGACTTGTAACGGAAAACTTTATCGACGACTGCCGGAATACTATTGACGGACTGTTGGGCGCTGGTACATATCGTAAGATCTTCCATAAGGATGACTTAAAGCCTTATTATGTAATCCTGCAGCTTGCAGAGGCACTGAAAGAACGTCTGGAGGAAGCTGCTACGACAGAGCAGATGAAAAAGCGTCAGCAGTCCGCAGAAAAGGAGCTTCAGGCAGTACAGGGGATCGTCAATAGCATGGAGCGGTTCACAAAGCAGATGGAATATGCGGATGGAAAGTACGGTATGAAGAATGTGGCTAACAAGAGACGACCTGCCAAGAACCGTAAGAGCAGATAACAGAGACTATACGATAGATACAGATTTCCGTACTTGGATGAAATTTGAGAATATCATGGTCGATGCAGGAATCGAAATGGATTATAAATTGTATTTCATGATACGAGGAGTCATGAACATGCCTGATGATATTTCAGAAGAGCTGATACAGGCTCTTTTTTCTTTCTACAGGCTAGATAAACCGATACGGAAGACCTCTGGCAAGCAAGGTGAAATCGGATATCGTTTTGACTATGATATGGACCTCATCGTAGCTGCATTCCGCCAGCAGTATGGCATCGATCTGCTTGCCGCAGAGTTGCACTGGTGGGAATTCAAAAGTCTATTTGAGGGACTTACAGATCAGACGAAGTTCATCCAGGTGGTAGGTTATCGTACTGCGGATATCTCCAAACTGGATAAGGAACAGAAACAGCGTTATACGGAATTGAAAAAGTTTTATGCACTTCCTAAGGAAAAGGCGCAGGATAGGTCGCAGGAGGAACTGGAGGCAGAGATCCTGTCAGGACTGAAGGGCGGTGATGCGGATTGTTAGGGAACAGTGATGGCTCCATCATCATTGAGGTAGATCTTAATGATAAAGACTATGAATCACGCCTGAAGTCGATGGAGGGGAAAACGAAATCTTTCGGTACGCAGCTGAAAAGCCTTCTGAGTGCAGTCGGAATCACCAAGGCTGTCTCTGCAGGCTTCAACGCCATGAAATCATCCATAGGAAGTGCGATGGACCGCATTGATACGATGGATCAGTTCACACGTACCATGACGACGATGACAGGCTCTTCCAAGATTGCAGAACAGGCACTGGCCAAGATCAAGGACACCGTGACAGGGACTGCATACGGACTTGATGTAGCGGCACAGAGCTGTCAGAAGTTCGTAACATCCGGTATGTCGATGGACAAGGCAACAGGGCAGGTGAAGACCTGGGCAGATGCGGTTGCATTCTATGGAGATGGTACGAATGAGACATACGCCAATGTAACAGATGCGATCGCAAAGATGGTCGCACAGGGGAAGGTCCAGGGAGATCAGCTGGACCGATTGACGGATGCCGGTATCCCTGCAGTGCAGCTGTTTGCGGATGCGACTGGCCAGAGCTTTTCTGATGTACGCGAAGCATTATCAGATGGCAGCATCTCATCAGAAGAATTTCTGAATGTCCTGCAGGATGCGATGGAAAAAGGAACTGACAAGTTCGCGGCCATTGATGGTGCTGCCAAAGAGGCAGGTGCTTCCTGGAAGGGAACATTCGATAATATGAAGGCTGCTATCACACGAGGGATGGTAGCAATCATAGAATCGATCGACGAAGTGCTGCAGAGTAATGGTCTGCCAACCTTGAAGGAAATGATCTCAGATGTGGGGAAGGTCATGGAAAAGGGATTGAATTATGCTGCAGAGCATCTTCCAGAGTTGATCTCATTGATCAAGAAGCTGCTACCGGTCGTAATCAGCGTGGGTAGTGCGTTCGCTGCTTGGAAGATCACAAATACAGTGAGCAGAGCGAGCAAGTCTATTTCTGGGTTCTTTGATCTAATGAGCAATGGTAATAGTTTGATGAATACTGTTTTTATCAAACTTGGTTCTGGAAGCGGAGCATTCTCTAAATTAGCTACAAGTGCTATCGGTGCTGGTGGAGGTATCAAGGGGCTGGGCAGCGCTTTGGTGGCTGCTGCCGGTGGGCCTGTCACATTGATCGTTGCAGCTATAGCTGCAGTAGTGGCTGCCTTCGTATATTTCTGGAATACCTCTGAGGAATTCCGGCAGTTCTGGATAGACCTGTGGAACGGCATCGTTGAATGGTGTTCAGGTGCAGTGGACAGTATTGTCGAGTTTTTTACCGTGACGATACCTCAGGCATGGGAAGATTTCAAGACAAGCCTGCAGGAGCTGTGTGACAGCATCGTTCAATGGTTTCAAGATGCATGGAACAGCGTCATAGCTTTCTTCACAGAAACGATTCCGGCGTGGATCCAGAGTGTGATCGACTGGTTCAACCAAATTCCTTATAACATTGGTTATATGGTCGGACAGATCATTGGTCATTTCATCCAGTGGGGCATCGATCTGAAGAACTTCGTTACAGAAGATATTCCTGCTTTTATAAATTCGGTAGTTGAATGGTTCAAATCACTGCCAGGAAAGATATGGGAATGGTTGAAGAGTGCCTGGGAAAAAGTCAAGACCTGGGGAAGTGATACATATAACAGTGCTAAAGAGTCGGTTACCAAAACGATCGATAAGATCGTAGAGTGGTTCCGTTCATTGCCAGGAAAGGTCCAAACATGGTTATCTAACACGATATTGAAAGTAAGGGCATGGGGTTCTGATCTTTGGAATACCGGTATCAATGCCGCAAAGCAGCTCGTCGATTCCGTGGTTCAGAAAGCTAGGGAATTACCTGGCAAGATGGTAGATATCGGTATAAACCTTATCAAGGGGCTGTGGGAAGGTATCGGAAGTGTAAAGGATTGGATCCTGGATAAGATCAGTGGGTTTTGCGATGGAATCGTCGATGGTATGTTGGATTTCTTCGGCATCCATTCCCCTTCCAGACTGCTGCGTGATCTTGTAGGTAAGATGCTGCCTCCAGGTATTGCCGTGGGATTTGAAATGGCCATGCCGAAGTCAACGAAGGATATCCTTAATGAGGTTGACGGTATGAATGCGGAATTGCAGAAACAAGTGAATGCCAGCGTGAATGACATCGGTGTACCTTTGGAAACGAATGCCAGGATCACGCAGCAGCAGAGTGTCGTGAACGCGTTCCCAAAGACTATGCAGCTAGTACGTAATGGTGTTAATGAGTTTAGATTCGTATTGGATAACGGTGCAGAAGTTGCGCATTGGCTTGCACCTGAAATGGGTGTTGAGCTTGCAGAGCTTAGATAGGAGGGTGTGACATGCGAATAAACAACAAGCGGATGGAACGATTCCATATGAGAGTAAATTCCTTCACATATCAGCCCTATGCAGTAGAGCGTGAGGTCTTTCAGCCTGAACGCTCCCTGCGTCCTGTTCTTGGCAAAAGAGTGCTGACGCCGAAGAGTATGCAACTGATAGCTGAGTTTCGCAGCAAGAAGGATATATCTGATTTTCTGGCAGAGCTATTGAACCATGAAGAGAATATGATCGACATCGAAGATGGATTCAAATATCGGTGCTATCTATCCAAACTGAGCCAACCCGTAGACGAATACTGGCAGGGCTGGTACAGGGTGACGATCCCGTTGTCCGTCATACAGGAAGGAAGCAGACGCCAGTTGTTACTCAGTAAGGTTGACAACCATATCGTTGTCGCAGGTAATTGGCAAACAGAATGTGTGTATGAAATAACGCCAATGGCAGCTATGGATTCCTTCACTATTGATGGGCACACCATCCGGAAGCTGTATGCAAACAGAACGGTCTACTTCGATGGTGAATTGAAAAAAGTTTATACAGATACAGAACCGAATAAATATCCGGATTGTACGCTGAAACAGAACAGCTTCCCTACATTGGATCCGGGAAGTCAAAAAATCAGTATGAGCAGTACATCTGTAAAAGTCGTATTGAAATATACACCGATTTTCGTATAGGAGGGACAAGATGCTTGAAATATACACAAAGGAAGGTTGGTTACCGATTACCAATCAGCAGAATTACTATACAGCATATGAATATGACGGTACCCAGACTTTATGCTTTGACATTTCGCCCAGTGATGAAATGTACCGGTATATCGCCAATGAAACACCTGTCAGAAATGAAGAGAACCGCTATCTGATCAAAGATATCAACAAGAGAAAGACAGCATGCACGATAACCTGCAGCCTGGATATGGATGACTGGCATCAAAACGAGCCTTATCTCAACACGAAGGATATAGCAAAGTTTCAGACAAAGAGCCTATCAGAGATTCTGGAAGCGATCAAACCGTCTGGCTGGTCTATCTTAAACGCAGGTATACGGGATTATCGAAGGACCCCGGAGATGGAAGATGCGTCTGATTATGAAGTGTTATTCAAATGTCAGGAGATATTCAGTGTTACATTTGAGATCCGAACACTTGATAAACAGATTGTTGTGAAGGACCCTGAACAGGTCGTAGACAAGGGTGTCTACATCACTCCACAGCTGAATCTGGAAAGCGTCACGATGAAAGGCAATTCAAAAGATTTCGCCACTAGAATCACGGCATATGGAAAGAAAAATGAAGATGGCAGTTATGTCAATTTTGCATCCATAAATGGAGGAAAGACCTATGTTGAAGATAATGCATATGCAGGCAAGGCGCATCCGATCTGGATTGTATGGAAGGATGAGCGGTATACGATTCCGGAAAACCTACTTGCCGATGCTAAGAAGAAGCTGAAGGAACAGGCATATCCGGTATTATCCTTTGAGGTCACGGTCAATGACCTTGCGGAAACAGATGATAGGTACAGCTTCCTGAAGATGGGGCTGTATGATATTGCACACGTCATTATTGACGAGCATACTGAGATCATTGAAAAGGTGATCAAGCTGCAGAGGTATCATGATTCACCGGAGAAGAACAAAATCACATTGTCTTCAGAACCGCAAACCATAACAGGAAAGGTGAATGATGCAATATCCATTCTTGGCAACGATGGTGAAAAACTGAAAGGATCAGTGCTGCAGCAGGCGCAGGAGATGGCAACGAAGCTGATAAATGCATGGGCAGAGAAAGGATACATCTACCAGACACAGAATGAGATCTATATTTTGGATGCATTACCGAAAGAGAATGCGAAGTATTGCATTAGGATGAATCTAGGAGGTATAGCCTTCAGTCAGAATGGATGGCAGGGACCATATAATTCTGCATGGACGATCGATGGGAAGTTCAATGCTGATTTCATAACAGCCGGAACATTAAGAGGTATCCGGATCATGATAGGCGATAATTTCTCAGTTATGGAAGATGGCACCATGAAGTGCGCAGATGCGACAATGCGCAACGTAACGGTGGAATCGGGAACATTTAAAGGAAATCTTACAACAAATTATGATGCTTATATCGGTCACAATTTACATTTAAGCCATGAAGTAGGGATGTTCAGTCAAATAACGCTCGGAGAAAATGGAGATACAGCAATCACGATGAGTGACGATCAAATCAGAATAGGGATCTTGAACAATAATCAGAATTTGTTATCAAGACCGTTTATATCGATAACCAAGGACGATATATTTTTAAACCTTAATGAAGACAACCATATCCGTATAAGTTCGATTTTAGGAGTGACGATGAAAACGAAAGGTAAGGTTATTGATATGAATTATGATATCTAACGGTAGGAGGTGATTAAATGGATATAGTAGTAACACAAATTAAACAGATTGGTAGAGAGATAATGCTTGACGGAAACAGTCTTGTAGGTTATCAACATTCAGCTAATCTTTTTATCAAGCTTATCAAGGATGCATCGGAATCAAATCCGTTTAAAGGAATGGTGGTATCTGGTTACTGTACTAGTTGGAAATCAGATATGCCGATCGTATGTCCTCTACAGGAAAAAGATGATGGGACATACATTTTGTTGCCTGATGGGGTGTTTGAAAACGAAGGCGATGTATATTTGTCTTTGGCAGCGATTGACGAAAATAAAATCGTTATCACATCTAACAGATTAGCTCTACAAGTAGATGTATCCAACAAAATCAAAGCTGCAGTTTCTCCACCGGAAGAATATTGGCAAAGAGAAGTATTAAGTGCTATGAAGTCATGGTATACGAGTACTGTTGATCCTTATTTTGAAAAAAGCAAAGAGAAATTAGATGATTTGATAGACCAAACTAACGAATCTCAAAAGGATGTAAAAAATGCAGTGGCACAATGTTATGATGCTATATCAGCACTGCAACTTGAAACGTTCGATATGGACGGCGGTGACCCGTTCACACAAGCGAGCGAAGACGACATTGATGTAAACGGTGGATATCCGATTTAAAGAGAGGAGAATGAGAAATGCCATTTTATACAATAAGACCACGTGCTGGAACAAAGGCACAATGGGAACAATCAAATATGGTTTTGAAAGAACGCGAAATCGGTTATGAAATACCGAATGAAGGTGTTGGAAAGGGAACCGTTAAAATGAAAATGGGGGATGGAGTAACACCTTGGAATAGTTTACCTTATGCAATACCTGTCGCATTAACACCTAGCGATATCGTTACGACGGATTCAACATCCAATGCAAAAGTACCTAGTGCCGGATATTGTAAAAAGAAATTCGATGATATAAAAACCGAATTAAACAGAAATACTGTTCAATTAACTAATTCGGCATATCTTCCTCCGGCCAATGTGTATAGAAGTGGGCAAGTCGTTTATTTAAAGTGTGCTGGTTATATGCAAAAGGAATTGGCAGCGAACGGAGAGACTACGATAGCTACGCCGTCGATGATTCCGGAAGCTTTTCGCCCGACAGTAGATCTAAATTTCTATGAAATCGTAGGTAGTACAAAAATTATCGCAAAGATAAATATTAAACAGGATGGAACTATTTTGTTTTCCCCTCTTGAAAAGCTAGCAAGTGATACAGGAATAAATGTGCATCTTACCTATGTGACGGGTAAGTCTACTATCTAACGAAGTAGTATAAGAGGGTAAAACGCCCTACATATTGCCAAGAATGGCGGAAAGAGATGAGGTATATGAAACATATGGCACAAACAATCACAGACAACTACAACGCATTTGTGGGCACTGTTATAGCAGTTATCAGCGTGATATTCGGAGAACACTGGTATCTGTTTGCTTTGTTCCTTGCACTTAATATTGCAGACTGGGTAACAGGTTGGATGAAGTCAAGAATCATGAAAAAAGAAAATTCAGTAAAGGGTTGGCAAGGAGTACTTAAAAAGATTGGATACTGGATCATGATTACGTTTGCATTCATGATTGCGGCAGGCTTAATCGAAATCGGTGAGATTATCAGTGTAGACTTGCAGATTACAACACTGCTTGGATGGTTCGTACTGGCAAGCTTGATTGTGAATGAAGCACGCTCCATCTGTGAAAACTTCGTTGAAGCGGGATTCAACGTACCAAAAGTTTTGAGCAACGGCTTAGCTGTTGCCGACAAACTTATTAACAAAGAAAGCGAGGACGAAGAATAATGAATATCACAAAAATGTTAGCACCAGTAATCTATAGCGGGGCAAGAAGCGGTATCAAGAGAACGAAGAACGGTGGTGTTACGATTCACAATACGGACAACTTTAAGGCAGGAGCTGGAGCTAAGAACCACGGAACATATCTGCAGAACAGCGGATCCACGCTGCAGGCTTCCTGGCATTATGCTGTAGATGATAAAATGATCACGCAGTCTATTCCGGATAATGAGGTTGCATGGCATGCCGGTGATGGATATGGAAATGGTAACATGACCACCATTGCAATTGAGATCTGTGTCAATCCGGATAGCAATCTGGAGCTAGCCACCGATAACGCTGCATGGCTGGCTGCGAAGCTGCTGAAAGCACAGGGGCTTGATCATCAGAGCCTGTACCAGCATCACGACTGGTCCGGCAAAAACTGTCCTAGCCAGATTCGTGCCAACAAGCCGTACAGCTGGGCGAAATTCGTCAGCAAGGTAAAAGGGTATCTACAGCAGAATAACGCTTCCAGCAAGCCAAAACCAGACCAGATATTGAATAAAGGAGATAAGTTTATCTTCCCGGATGTCTACCAGGTATCCAAGGTATCAGCATCCCGTGATGCAGTGATTTGCTATGCCTTGACCGGCACACCAGTGGCTGAGTACCATTGGCTCGATGCAGCAGTTTGCGAAGAGGTGACTAAAGGTGGAAAGAAATCCGGTGATCAGGTTTTACAGCCTGGCGAATATGTGAAAATCAAAGGTACATTTACTGTCCTAGATAATGATCCAGAAACTGATTCTGTTTATGCTAAAGTCGGCCGCAGAAAAATGTGGATCTACGCGAAGCCTTTGCGTGAAGTTTAATGAATTGAAAGGCCAAGTCCCTACTTCTCTTGATTGAGAGGCAGGGACTTTTTTTATTTAGATGATTTTCCTATTGACACGCATTGTATAATAGATATAGGAGGAGAATAATATGACAAGTGCATTGGATGTAGCTAGATATATTGTAAACATATCATATCAATATCAATATGCGATATCGAATCTGAAATTACAAAAACTTTTATATTTTTGTCAAGCAGTTTTTTTAGTGGATTCAAAAGGCAAAACACCGTGTTTTCCAGAAGAGATTGAAGCATGGGATTTCGGACCAGTTGTTCCATCCGTATACAGAGCGTTCAAGAAATACGGAGGAAATAATATACCTAAAGTATCTGAATATAAAGATACTTCTAACGGTATTTGGAATCTGCAAACAAAAAAATTTAGTGAAAATATCATAACTGAAAAAGATAGGAAAAAAATAAATGAAGTCATTATACATTTTGGAAAATTTACTGCATCAAAGCTGGTGGACATAACTCATCATCAAAAGCCTTGGATGAATGCATATTATAAGAATGAAGATATTATCTCTAAAAAAGCAATATATGAGTATTTCAAAGAGGATGATTGTAATGAATCTTAACGAGTTTGAGAGAAAGAGTAGTGGTTTAGAATCCACCGAATTTCAACAAGATGTCGAACTAAAAGCTCAAATGATATCGAAAATAAATGATTTGTTTCAGATATTATTAAAAGATAATCAGTTCTTTAATGATGAAGATATAAAAATATTTAGGCAGTTAGTTAATGAATATAACACTAAATATAAAAGATTGTTATATTCCGAATTTAGTAGTATATTTTTTGATTGTAGCGAGGAGGAAGAAGGGATAGTACTCACTAATCTTGAAGAAATATCGGATTTATCTTTTTCTAATATAGATAAAGGACAGGCGAATAAGATAGATTTAATGATTATAAAAATTTATGATCATTTAAATTTAGCAAGTCGGCAATTATTATCTTTGAAAAACACAGATGATATAATACAAGATAAAGTTGAAAGTTTTTTAGAGGAACAACTACAAGGACTTAAAAATGGGATGGAGGAAAATAATAGGAATGTAACTACAAATCTAATTTCTTTAGTAGGAATATTTACTGCGTTATCATTTGTGGTGTTCGGTGGAATTACTTCTTTCCAAAGTATTTTTTCAAATATACGGGGAATTCCGCTTACTAAAGTAATGATTTTAGGGTGCATATGGGCTATTGCTATCGTTAACATTGTTTTCTTCTTAATATACTTTATGGCAAAGCTAACAGGTAGAGATATAAAAACAAATCCGTATAGTTCATCTATTTTAAAAAGATATCCGTTAATTTGTCTAATTAATATGATTATTATTACTATTTTTATAATGAGTCTTTGGCTAAGATTTGTTGAAATATCATCGGGGAATGAATGGATAATCGGTTTAACGAAGAATAATAAAGATTTATTAAGTTTTGGAAGTATTGCTGTTTTAGTTATTATAGGCGCAATTTGGTCATATATCTATGTAAGAATGAATCGTTCTTATGATTGATAATTATATAAAATATTATAACTACTCTCCACACTAGAGAGTAGCCTTTTTTTGTTAAACATCGAACTTACAATATTTTACTAAGATAATGATTTGCAATTTTTGAAGAAATGCTATATAATTTCGTAGTCACTCTTTCATACAGTTTATGCAGTGACAATGGGACAAAAGCCGGCTATAAGCTGGCTTTTTATTAGCGGATTAAAATTAAGAAATTAGAGTTTACATACATGTGAATATGTAATATACTTTTATTGGCTCTCTACCCCTTTCGGAAATACCCCAATATTTTCCCACAGAGAGTCAGGCCGGTGTATTCCGGCTTTTTAAATCTGCAAGTAAATGAAATGTTGATTAAATGTAGGTATGGCATAAAGAAAAGAGCGTCAACGTGTAACTCTTTTCAATACTTAGAATTAGAGGTGTGAGTAATAACTATCACTCATTATAATATATGTTAAAACACAAAAAAAGTGCAGAAAAAACAAAATACTTGAAATTAAAAATATATATGATAGAATATTTTCGCCTGTTGTATATTGCCTAGGTATTGAACAAAGGCGGCCACTATCTTTGGCGAAGTTCGGATTTATCCGAACTTTTTTATTATCTTGCTTAATAACGCTAAAATATTCATAACGTATTTACAAATGTTCATATAAACTATATAATGATTACGTTGCCGCCCATTAAAAAGAAAGAGATACCTAGGCAGTATTTTGCGGCACTTGACCACCTTAATGGTGGTCTTTTAATTGATGGTGATCAAACGTTTAATCTTTTATCAATGAGTATTATAATAAGCCTAATTAGGCATCTAATTCCTCCATATCATATATTGAGATACGCAGATGTATCTCAATAACACGTAAGGAGGAAATATATATGTGTAACAGATGTGAATGTAATGCTTATGACTTTAACGATTATGATTTTGACAGATTCGAGTGTGATAGAAATTGTAGATGCGATGATTATGGTACAAACGCATTGAATGAATCAGAACGAGTAGCTTGCAACACAATGCGTCGTGACTGTAGAGAAAATCGCTGCGCACGACAATTTGTACGCTGCATGAGAAATGCCCGGTGCGGATCTAATTGGTAACTTGCACTAAAACTTAATGTATATTTGTTCACTCTGATTTAGCTTTTAACTGTGTATTTGTGATTGCATCAGTAAAAATGTAATTTAAGAGTCTGTATATGAATAGCCAATTTGCTACTCTCCACATTGGAGAGTAGCATTGTTTGTATCAATTCATTTATCATATAATTCGTGAGGCTCTATATCAATTGTGTTTGTCTTTGGTGTCCTGCCATTACAGCATTGCATAATAACGGTCAAAGTGGAATTTGTGTTAGGAAATATCTGTACACCGTTGATTATTTCTTTATCAAAATCATCTTTTATAACTTGTACATCATATTGTGCATAAGGACATGCCTGTGGAATGCTATGCAAGGAATGTGTGCTGTCTGGGGTAGGGAGAGTAATAGGTTCACTTAGTCCCTTTTCATCGGTATAACATCCCATTATAAAGTTAGAAGCACTGTCTGTTCTCTCATACACTCTTATAGCTGCCTGATTAACAGGAGCACCGTTTGCTTCCATAGTTTCAATTGTTAATGTGCCTGTCATTTCACTCACCTCCGATATAAACTATGCAAAGGCGATTGCGATGTGTCATTAAAAAATATATAGTAACCTGTTATCTATATAGGTATTTTTATTTATTACTATGAAAATAATAAATTTAATTATGCATATTGGTCTTTATAGTTATATCGCACTACACAATAGATACTCTTGTATCTACGGTATTCGTACACCAATAAGCAGCTGTTTCTACAGACGGATAACTTTTAGGTACTCACGAGCTTGCTCATCTGGAA